AAACCTGTCAGTTGGCAAGAGGCGATGTGCCGGAATCGAAGGACCGCTGATATCCTTTCAGCGTGGCGTAGCATACCCGGAGGTTTTTAACGGGAGTGGTCTTAGCCTGGATCGCAGTTAAGCGAAGTCTCGAAACGGAAGCAGCTGTCAGACGCCGCGAAAAATATTCGGCTCTTGTTTAACCGGATTGGTCCTTCGCCTGGCGCGGCGGGAATGAAACGGGACCAACTGTCTCTAAACAGAAAAAACTTTCGAAACGGCCTGCGCGGCTGGTGTAGGCGTGCCCGCTGCCGAGTGTTGGACAGGAAACGTGATAGGTGAGTCCGGATCGGTGGTGTGGGGGTGGTGGCGGGGATGACCCGACCGGCGAAGCCGGTCGAGGGCATAATGTATTGATTTGAGAGACGGAAAGCGGAGCCGTGTTCTAAACCTGTGGTATTAGATGTGCAAGGAGAATTTATCCATGAGCAGAAAACAAAAGAGAGGAATACAGCCGCGCGGCGAAGTGGTCCGGAGCACGACGCCAAAGGCGGCGTATGGAAAGATCGGTGAGCCCCAGGTGGAAATTGCAGCCTGGTGCCGCGATGAGAAAGCAGAGCTGCCTCCGGAGCAGGTGCATTTTATTTTGCATTGGCCTGTTTCCCTGGGAACGGATATGCCGCCGGTGCTGGTCCGCTTCAAGAGTCCGGATACGCTTGGTTTTATTATCGAGGAATTGATTAAGTATCGGCGCGTGGTCTGGCCGGATTCAGAGAAGGTGACCGGCGAGAAGGTTGGGGAGTATTATGTCGAGGCGATGAAGACCATCGAAGAATTGCGAGCCGCGCTCGATGCGAGCGTGAAACTGCAGAGTCATTATGCGGAGCTGTTGAACATGTACGATGGGGGCGAGCGAATGACATTCAAAGATGGTTATGAATGGGTCGCTCGTTTGAAGGTGACGGGCACATTGCCGAAGTGAGCAGGCGATTAAGTATTAATCGTTTTGGGTAGGTGAAACATGAAATTTGAACCAGAGGAAGTTCGCGCTGACGGCTGGCCGTTGTGCCCGCGCTGTGGGGAGGATGAACTGTATAGCTTGGTTATGCTGTTGTGGAATGGGGAAGGTGAGCGCCCATCGATTCAGGATTGTATTGCCGGTGAAATGCGTTGCTATCGATGCAATTGGGTGGCTTCGGGAGGGCGTGCCCTTCCGTTGTCAGGAGGCGAGCCGCCGCGCGGCGAGCCGTAGGAGCCGGCCTCCCGTTGGTTTGAGAATCGGAAAGCGGAGCCGTCTTCTAAACCGGGCAATGTAACAAGAACAAAGAATCTATTGACCTTAATCCGGAATTGTTGTACACTGTTTTACATGAAGAAGCAATCTAACAACTCCCGCGTTACCGGTGTTCGTCTCGATAAGGACGATGAGCGTGAAATGAAATTCGTCCAGGAGAAATTGTCGGCGCCTGGCATGGATGTGAGTAAGTCGGATGTCCTGCGCCGGGCGCTGCACGCGTTTGCAAATATGCTGCGGTCCCAGAAGCAGGATCGGCGCGGCAAGGGGAACGGGTCGTGACTGACAAGGACCCGCGCGACGAGATCCATCCTATCGACGCGCTGGGTCTGTTTTTGCTGATTGTCTTGTGGGTGTTGATCGGACCGCCGAACCATCCATGAGTTAAGCAAAGACTCCCCGTTGAGAGCGAGGAGTCTTTGTCAACGGCCTATCGGTCGTGAAAGTGGTCATAGCACTTTAACAACCAAATAGACTAGGGTGCCTGATGGGTTTCGAACCCACAACATCTTCTTCTGGGTTCAATGACAAATTTCACAATCAATTATAACTTGGTGAGGTTTGCCATGGGGAGAAATGGACGGGCGGCATCCAGCTGCAATGTGGCAGTGTAGTGCTCGTATTCCTCCATGCTCTTCCAGCCTCCAGCGATCATGCCGGCGCGCGAGGACATGCCGAAGAGTGCGCCGAGGGTAGCGGAGGACGAGCGCAGGTCGTGAGGGGAAATTTGGAAGCCGAGAGATCGTGACCACTCTTTGAAAATAGAGCCGAGTCCGTCGCGGGTCAACGCTTTGCCGGTTTTGATGTTGACGAAGAGATTGCCGACACCGTCCGCAGGACGGCGGAAGCGAAGCCAATCCTGGAGTATGGCAATGGCAAGGGGGCTGAGCGCAGCGAAGCGCCACTGTCCGCCTTTAACCAATCCCTTGGCAGTGTTGGCGTAGAAGTCGAGGTTAGCGAGCTGCATCCTGCAGATCTCGGTACTGCGGAACGCAGTGTCGAGAGCGAAAGCCACGATGCCAAGGTCCCTGGCGCCTTTGGGCGTCCAGGGGTTGAAGGATGCCAGGAGTTGCAGAGCCTGGTTCGGAGAGAGGCAGCGACGCGGGGGTGACTTGATGCGTTTGAGTTTGGCGGTCAAGGCGGGATGTTTGGGACCGTAAAGCCAGCGAAGGAATCCGTGAGCTGCATAGAGGGCGAGGGATTGTTGTGAGTTTCCCCATTCAGGTTTTTGAACGATAACAAGAAGGTCCGCGGGGCTGAGATGTTCTAAATCCGATATCGGAATTAGGAGTTGGAGCGCGGACTGATATTTTGCCTTCGTCGAGGGCGCGAAGGTATGGGACGCGAGGAAGTTCTGGATCTGGGTATTCATATGTCACTCCATGAGAAATTTCAGGCCCGGTGTCCCCCGTGCCTGGGATGTGTGGCAGTGGAGTTGCCACGAGAGTGATACCGCCCCTCTGTGCAGATCTACCACGAAGAGCCAGAGAGGTCGGTATCAACTATTGATTTTACTCGCGCATGCAGCGCAATGAAAGGAGATCTACCACATGAAGAAAAAGATTCAACGATTGGGCGGGCAGGCGGTGATCGGGAAGGCGGTCCCCGACAGGTGCCCGCGTTGCAGCCAGTCCATGTGTGGTCGTGTGTGGCACAGCTATCTGGGTCACCTCGGTCTGCATGGACTGGCAGATAGATATTTCGAGGGGGATATCGCGTCCACGCAGAAGCGGCTCCGTGAGAACGGATGGGCGAGGATGGATCCATTCCCTGGGAACGGCGCCTGGCGTCGTTATGTGCCTCTTTCCCTCCACGTGGAGCTGGGCGGGGAAGTGATGGAATTTTGAGCCCTTTACAGGGTGCTACGAATTGTCCCTTCGGGACAATTCGAAAGGAGATCTACCACATGAAGAATCAAACGGGCTTTGTGATGCTTGAGGGAACGAAGGTTTTGATCACGGTGCGGGATGGCAATACGAGTCGATGGGTATCGGCGCGGGCGGGGAAGATGGACGGTCCGCGCCTGGCTGGCATTGAGCGCGCTTTGAAGAAAGTGAAGGGTGCGCGGGAGAAGCTGCTGAGTGGAAAGATGCAGGCGGTATGAAATCGGCGCTTCCGTTCTTACTGGTGTTCGCTGTGTTGATCCTGGCGGCCTGGGGCTATGCGAGTTACGACCCGATCACACCCGCGATCCTGGAAGCGCGGGCGGAAATGACCGCGGGTCCAGTGTTGGTGGACGTGGTCAATCAGGGCTTGTCTGTGCTCGCCAAGCTGATCGGTGCGGCAGGGGTGGCAGGGGTCCTGGCGTTTGTGTGGAAGGAGATCGTCAAGCGCCGAGAGTTGTGGTGGCGGGAGAATACGACTCGCCGCTGGCGAGGCGGTCCAAATGCACAATGGCGACCACAGCCTAGCGTCCCGAAGTTGAAGCGTGAGGACTTGATGCTCCTGGCATTGAGCGGCAAGCGATTGCCGCAGGTGCAGGAAGAGAGGAGGATGGATGATGAGATCAAGCTTGATTTTTGAAACCGCCCGCAGGGCGTTCACCTGCACAGAGCCGCAGGCGCTGTGTGTTAGGAGGCGACGTCCGCAGGGCGGAGCTGTCCTCGTGGTCCTTCTTCTGGCGGTGTTCCTGGCGGGGTGTGGCAGTTTAACCCTCGAGGAACAAGTGGAAGCACAATACTACGCGACGATGTACGCGAAAGATCCGCAGCACAACGTCCCTCCGCCGAAATATCAGACCCTGGCGGCAACGGCTCTGGGAATGTATCTGCCTGCGACACCGGTTCCCACATCGACGCCTGACCCGCATTGGACGCCGACCATGAGCGGTTTCGACTTCTCATCCACGCAGATCGCACAGCAACAAAATTACCAGTCCACGCAGAACGCCATGCAACTGCAGCTGGAGCGTGAGCGACTGGCGGCAGAAGAACGGGCACGGCAGGAAGCAGAGGAAGCCAAGCAGGCACTGGCGACGGCGATTGCTTTGAATCTGCAGCAGACTGCAGAGGCGCGGGTCTGGTTCGCGAATGAGACGGCGCACGCGGAGAGTACGAAGATGATGGCGACTGCGCAATGGCAGGCGACAGCTACGATGTTCCAGTGGGCAGTGAATGATCAGGCGACGATGGCGGCTGGCACGGCTACAGCGGTCCAAGCGCCTACGCATTACGTGTGGACGCAGGAAGCCATTTACCTGCAGTCCACGGTAGAGGCAGGAGCTGCGGCTCAGGTGGAACTGGCGGTGATCCGGCAGCAAAGAAAGAACTTGCTCGATGCTTATCTGCCCTGGGCGCTGCTGGTGGCTGCGTGTGTAGTGGTTGGATATATAGCCAATCGGTACCTGGCGACCCGTCCGCATGTGCGGGACGCCTCTGGAGCGATGCCACTCCTGGAGCGGCGCACGTCCGCGGGGATTGTGTTCATCCGTCCTGACATTATAGAGACCGGAGTAGTGAAGGTTGGGGATGATGGCTCGATCGTTCGCTATGCTCCGATGGACCGTGATGAGCAAAGCGATATCAACCGGCGAGGGCAAGCGATTGAAGCGATCCGGGCACTGCCATCTCCCTACGCCGGTACGGCGCAAAAGATCATGACGACGGAGTTTTCGCGTGGGAGTACGCGTGTCACGATCAACCCGAATGGGTCGATGGGTCCGGCGCTGGACGAAGCGGAACGTCAATTCTTAGAGGAGGCTGCACAGTGATCGATCTAAATTCTTATCTTCCCAAGGCGCAGGAGATCGCGACGTTGATCGACGATTTCATGATCGACGAATTGAAGTTAGCTCCTCCGATGGCTTATGACCTGAGCACGCGAGGGGAACGGGTCTATTTGGTGGCAAGCTATAACCCGCTGGTGATGGGGCGCTCGATCAAAGTCTATGAGCACCCGGAGGTGGCGCGGCGTTTGAAGCTGGCGCTCGGGATGCCCGTGGCGATCACCAGGGAAACAGGGACGCGTTATGTAGTGTTGATGCACGGCGCGCTGTCGCTGCCGAAATTGGTCCAATTTCCGGCGGGACCAGGTGAGCCGGATGTGTTCCGGCTGGGCGTGGGACTGAAGGGAGAGATCCGGATGCACGCGCGGCAGTTACGCAATGTGATGATCGGGGCTGCCCAGGGCGTGGGCAAATCGACGATCCTGGAATTGCTGACCAGGCAAATGCTGGCCTTCGGCTGGCGGTTGTACCTGGCTGACCCGCAGCTGCACACGTTCAACCCGGACGTGTGGAACCAGCGCGCGGCGATGGGTGTGGCTGGGTCCAAAGAGGACATGCTCAAGGTCCTGGCTGCGATCGAGGAGGAACTGGCAACCAGGGTGATGCAGTTCCGGATGTCGTCTATGGACGGGAAGATCCCTGCAGACATCGATGACTACAACAGCGAGGCGTTCCGCGGCGTGGTGCCTGCGCCTCTACCGCGGATGGGCTTCGTCATCGACGAGGCGAATTATTTCCTGGCGAGCAAGTCGATCTTCGCGCGTATGGCTGACCTGCTTCGGCAGGGCAGGAAGTGGGGATTGCATATCGTCGTGGCGGCGCATGAGTGGCATAAGGACACGATCCCTGCAGGGGTGAACGATCTGCTGCAGACGCGGATCGCTCTGTCGAGTCTGAGCGGTCCACTGGTCCTGCGCTCGAACCATTGGGGCAAGTGGGTGGAGGGTCGCCCACCTGGGCGCGGGGTGCTTCGGACGAATCGGTATGAGCCGATGCAGTTTTATATGGTCGGTGATGCGCTGCCACTTGGGGAGGTGGGGGTGAGTGATGTGCCTCCCATCACCGCGGTGGAGGCCGCGCTGGTCCGCCGGTCGCTGCGGGAGGTGGATGGGAAGTTCACCGGAGACTTGCTGATGGTGTGGGGTCTGAGTGAGGGCGAACGGCGCGAGCTGGGCACGCGCTGGGAGTCGCTGGGCTGGCTGGCGAAGCGGCCCGATCGGGCGAATGCCCGGTTTGTGACGGCGGAGCTGGTGCACCTGGTGGAGAAATTTTATCCAAACCCACAAACCGAACAAACCGCCCAAACCGCAGGAATTCCGTTCCAAACCGATTCCAAACCCGCCCAAAGGGCGCAAACCTAATTTTAGAGGTGATCAATGCAGCCGATCAAAGTGAGAAGATTGGTAAGGTCTTTGAAGGGTAGTCCGGCGCAAATCCTTTTAGCGTTTTTATTCGTGCGCCGGGCGATGGATGTGCAGGAGATCCATGAATGGACGGGCTTGAAGAGGGAGACGATCTACCAGGCGCTGCCGGCATTGGAAGGGCTTGTGGTGAGACAGTCGGTGATGGCGCATGGGCGCGAGATCTTCGCGCCTGGCGGCGACTTGCTGCCGTTCTTCCAGACGATGATCGATTTCACGGAGGAGCCTGAGACTGTTTCTCGCGAGATACAGATGTCCGAAAAACGGACATCTGGGATTGATTCTGTTGTTGTTGATGACTTATCTTTAAATCGCGCTTCTATTACAACAACAACAACAACAATAGGCCAGGAGTCCGAAAAACGGACTCCTGGAGAAATGGTGGCTCTCAACGCGGTGCTCGATGAATATGTGATCATCGGTGCGAAGCGCAAGCAATTGATTGCCTGTGAGTGGGTGGACGCGGCGTATGTCCGCGTCTGCGTGGAGCAGGCGAAGAATGAGCCCGCGAATTGGGACAACCCGGTGGGGATGGCCATCACGCGTATGTTGGAGCACGTGCCTATGCCGTCCACGCGGGAGAATGGGCATGCTGAGAATTGCAGGTGTGAGAAATGCAAGGTGGATGATTTCTTTGGGCAAAAAGCGCGCAGGAAATACGCGGAAGGTCCTTATGCGGCTTATATCAATCGAGATGACGATGAAAGCGAGGATGCAGATGAGAGTTGAAGCAGTTTGTTTCGAGCGACAGCATTTCTGGATCGTGACCTCTGAGCACGGTGGCGGCTTTCTCTGCCACTGGTGCGAGGAGTTCCGGACCGCTGTGGAATGGCAGGGCATTTGCAGTGAGTGTCATTGCCTGGCGAAGAAGGGCGACCTGCACGACTCTCCTTTTCCGATGGGTGGGCGCGTGTGCGGGAGCTGCTATCGGAATGAGTTAAGTATGCTGGGAGCGGAGGTGGAATGACCTACTATGAAATCCTAGAACGGACTCCGTTCTCACTTCAGTATTATCCGTCTGAACCGTATCGACCGATTGCTGAGTGGCAACTGCAGGCGGCTGAATATGATCTAAAGATCAATACAGTCCACTACCACGAATGGGCGATCCAGGTGGGCCGTCGTTTTTTGTATCCGCTTGAAATTGCAGAGTGCATTGTTAGTTATTGGGAAACCCGCTGGCAGTTTGCGGAGTATCAATTGACACCTGCACTTGGTGCCGGTGCAAGTGAAGAAATGGAGGATGAGAAACATGGCGTATCACGATGAAACTACAGGCGCAATCGCCAAAGCAATAATGAAGTTATCTCAAATCGCAGATTTCGCAGATAACATAGCCGATCATGAAGCCTTGTCAATTTTGGCGACAAACGCCGCTGCTGAGTTAGATAAATTGCATGGGGAGTTGAATCAGTTGCGGAGAGAAAAGGCTGAAAGAGACCTTTTGGTAGGGCGAGGAGACCACCATGACTGAGCATTGGATCGTCTATCGCGACGTGATGAACTTCCCGCGCAAACAGTTTGAGGTGATCAACGTGCGGGGAGCTGGTAAGCTGCTGATCAAGGACCAGGTGATCCCTGGGGCGTTTGGTTTTTCGCCAACGCACATTAAGCGCCATCGCTTTGTGGTCCATGGGGCAACTGTGAATCTGATTACCTATACCGAGGTGGAATTGAGCGACGCGGAAGCCGTTCGAATTGCGGCGGAGGGATTGAAGCATGTTCACGATCGCTAAGCCCTCACAATCGGACAAAATTGCGGCGGAGATGGTGCGCTTATATCTGATGTTCTGGATGCCGCGGGTCACGGTCCATTTGGCGACAGGTGCGGTGACATTGGAAGGGGGTTGGCTGAATGAAGGGGCGGAAGATCTCTATCATCAGCTGGAGTCCTTGCTGGCGCTGGAAAAAGGGGAGGGCTTGAACGATGAAGGATAATGAATTGATTGCAAAAGCGCTGGCGGAACTGGAGCGCTTGAAAGCAGAACACGGCTTTGTGCGGCTGGACCTGGAGCCGGGCGTCCTGCTGGCCGTGCTCGGTGCGCTGCAATTGGCGATGAGACATCCTGACTTCAAGCAGCGACCCTCCTATGTCACGGTGGCAAAAGTCATCGAGGATATCCACGGTCACCTGGGACGATATCCCGCGCTGATGGATCTGCTGCGGAGGGGTGGGATCGAGGAGTATGACGAGGAGGAATTGGATGGATAACCGCTTTTATCTTGTGACCTTCACGGATGACCAGCAAATGTTTTTCGTGAAGTCAGCGCAATTGGAAGAGCCGCCGATGGCGGAGATCTGCATTCCGTACAACGGGATCGCTGTGACCTGCTACATCACGAACAAAATGAATTGGGAACTGGCGATCGTGGAAGCGATGATCTTGAAACAGTTTTTTGAAGAGAAGGGGCTGCCAGGTGAATAAGCGATTGTATCTTAGACACAAGACCGCGCGGGCGGTGGCTTCGATCACCGGTAATTCCGAGATGCTGGGTCAGTTCGCGCTGGTGTTGGAGGCGGGCGGCTTTGAGCAATGCACAAATGAGGAATGGCTCGTGGCGCGCTGGTCTACGTGGAACGACGGCGATTTAGAAATCGAAGGGGATGAAGTGAAGAAAAAAAAGAAAGGTAGGAAACTATGAAAAGAGAATGGTTTTACTATGTCCATCAGGATGGCAATGGGATCATGAGAGTGAACACGGATGCCTTTGATTGGCGCCTGGCTGAGATCGGATTTCAACGGTGCTCTTATGCTGAATACTTGAAGGCACGCAAAGAGATTCGAGAGCGTAAACGGCAAGAGAACGTGAAAGAGATATTGGAGAAACACAATGACAACCGCGCAGCGTAATCCCTATCATGAATTCATGCGCAAGGTCTACCGGATGCGCAAGGCGCAGAAGGACGACGCGCGTTTTCACTCGCGCGCGACACAAGCCATGCGCGAGAGCCTCGAGCGCGAAGTCGACAAGTGGCTCGAATCCGTGGGCTTACAGTCGGCGAAAGCCAAGCAGATGGGGATGGCGCTGGATGAGCCAAAAAGCGAATCGTGAAGTTTCTCGCGAAACGCGCGGGAAGGGCTACAGTACCCTTGCGCGAGGTCAGAAGCATGTCAGAAAAAAGGGTCAAGGGGGGGCTGACTCTTTGGACGTGGGGCGCCTGAAAATTAACCTGGGGCAACTGGTGGGTAGTCTGTCGGCAGGGGGAAAGGTGCAGGCGTACCAGGATATCGCGGATCGTTTATCGCGGATCGCGGGGCTGAATGGTCATTCGTGGTCATGGCGTTATGTGGCATCGGTCCACTCTGGAAGCGTGGCGCCGGGGAAGAAGTTTGTGCGCGTGCTCGAGCTCCTCGTGGAGGAGATCAGTCCCCGTCGCAAGCAATGGTTTTATTTTGCTCGATATCATTCTCTGGCGGCGGTGTATGATAAATCGTTGAAGCGTGAGATGATCACTGAGCACATGCGGGGGTTGGGATATAAGGCGGTGAGCTTCACACGATATATGGCCTTGAAGAGTAAGGCAGTGAGGAGGAGAAAGTGAAAAGCGATTTCCGTAGAAAATCGAAACCTGTTTCGAGGGTTGAGAATAGTTGGTTCGCTCGGGTCTACCGGGTCGAGTGGATTGGATCCCGGTCGTTTGCTGATCGAAACTATGGGGGACGGGAACAAGCGGAGTCTGCCGCCTGGAAGTGGTGGAAGTATGCGGATGCAGTCTTGCCGGTCATTCCGTCGAAGCCCGTGCGCAGGAGAGCGAAGGTTCATGTGTACGAGGATCCTGAGAGCTTGGACATGAAATTCTTTGATGCTTACCTTCCTCCACTAGCCGGGGAAAAAACATGGAGCAAGAAACTTTATTTCAACAAACGTGATCCGGAGGAACGAGAGGCACAGCGCGAGGAGGCTAACCGGCTGGTAGAGGTGCGCAACCGAGAACTTGATGCTATCTATGCCAGTGAGATGGCGAAATGGCAGCTTGCGCATGCCGAGCTGATGCGGAAGATCTTGAAGATGTGGCCCAATGTGAAAGGATGAACGATGGACGTTCCTACGATCGTAGTCCGGCCCGAAGTGGCACAAGAGAAACTGAACGAATATAAATCGGTGTTGAAGCAGCAGCTGCTGGCGGGGCTGCGTTAGCTCAAAGTGATGTCTGTGTCGACGCTGGCGGCGGCAGTGGTCGCGGCGGCGTTGGTGGCGTCCTGGATCTCTGCTTCGCGGACCGCGCTCTTGATGAACTCGATCAGCTTTCGTTTTGCGAATTGGGCTTTTGTCTCTGGATTGGAACTGCCATCCTCCAGGATGGGGGAGTAGTTGTATCGCCTGGCGAATCCGTTGATCACGCGCGGCAGGATTGCATCGGGGATTGTGATTGTGATTTGCGCCATAGGATTTCCTTATGTGGTTTGTTTCGTGAGTTTCGTTGAGATGGCTGTGATGGCAGCACTGTTTGCGGTCGCATTGTTGACTACTTCCCATCGGAGGGTGTCGCCATCATTTACGGAGATCGTATGCGTGGTGTCTTGATACGTGCCGGAGCCAGAACTCAACGGGATCGTGACCACCATGGCTGTGGCTGCATTATTGATGTACATGGTACAAACCAGACTGCCGCTGGCAGGCTGTGCAGTGGAAAGACGAACTGTAAGATAAGTAAGGTCACCACCCTCCAGGAGGGGAATATTGTTAGCCGTGGTATCTAGCATGTCCTTCCATGGTGCTGTCTGCCTTGTGCTGGAGGCAGGTACTACCACGTTGAGGAAGTTGGATAGAGTCTCCGTGTACTTCAGGGTAGCCCCATCCCCGCCTACGTGATTGTGACTGTCTCCGTTGGTCACGCCATTGGCAATGGGTGCATATAAGCTGTCGTGTGTGTGCTTGTCGATCTTCTCGAATGCGGCTTGTTGTGTGTTCTCGTTCGCCGATAATATTTCTGTAAATCGTCCGGTCGTTAGCTTCGAGAAGCTCCCGTCACCCTCGCCGCGTGGTCCCGGCTCGAAGGTCGATTGTTCGATGTCTGAAAACTGTGTCGGCTTTTGGTTTGGGTATAGTCCTGGTCCTGAGAAGCCATGTCTTCGAATAATGTCAAGGTCGGCATTGGGGCTTCCTCCACTGAACCATACAAGGGGCTCTATGATCTGATACCATGCCGGGGTGCTGTTCAGGTCTAGGATTTCTGTTACTTTTACTCTTGCGTTTAGGATGGTGTTGAGGGTGGTTCCGTCGCCGTTGCAGTTTACGCGGTCTCCGGTTCTGTATTTCAAGTGAACGGGTAGCTTTGATGAGGTTGAGCCGACATATAGATTTGTTGGATTTGCGGCAGGGAATGCGGAGGTAGATGGTAAGAAACCAAAGTTGTGGATTGGTAGAGTTGCCGCGCCCTGGCTGTGAAGTGCTCCGTCTTCATCAGTGAAGATTAGCCTTCTGTTTTCTGTGTGGTCGTTACCTGTGAATATTTGATCGGTGATTGTGTAGTCTGTTGTGCGGGCCTGTGGAGCGCAGAAGAAGAATATATTATTGTTGGTTCCGTCGAATCCGTCCTCAGTTGCGAAGACAAGATATTTTTGTCTTAGCAGTCTGAATAACTCGGCTCCGGGGCTGAAGATTGGCGTCTCTCCATTTGGGTAGAATTGATAGGCTTTCCATGCGGCGGTTCCTTCGTATTCAAATGTGAAAGCCGCGGTGCTCTGGCTGCATATGTCTTCTATCACTTCCTGGAATGTATCGCCGTCGGTTGCTTCGTAGTATTCTGTGTCCAGTAAGGTGCCTCTTAGCACGACGAGTCTACCGTCGTATGTGGCATCCAGTGTCTTGAACCATGCGCTTGATATGGTGGATGGGGTACCGCTGATAAGTGCTCCTCTTTCGAGGCGAAAATATTCCATTGCGCTTACATCGTCTGTGACGCGGGGAAATCTTATAGTTGCCGTGAGTGGATGCAGGACAAACCCTAACGGCTGGGCGGTTGCTTGTGGTGGGTTTTCCGGGACGTCGCACATATGCACGCGCAAATACGGCTCATAGGCTCCGGCGTCCATTACTGTTGTCAATGCGGCGGGCAGTGTGCGCGGCATTACTTCACCTCGACTGGTTTCGACTTGAGATTGCGGGTGGAATCGAACAGTTCCTTATATGCCTTCTCGCGGTCGATCATGAGTTGGTTCATTTCCGCTTGGGCGGATTGCAGATTGGCGACGATGGTGTTCATCGCGCCGAGTTGGGTTTTGAGTGTCTCGGTGACGGGCGCGGTGCGGGCTAGTTCGCGCAGCAGGTCGAGTTGTTTGGTGGCGGTGGAGAGTTGAGCATCGCGTTCTTCGAGGCGGATCGTAAGCTGTTGGATGGTCCGTGCGTTGTTGGTGTCTGCGACCTGCAGAGTGACATTCTCCTGGTAGATCTCATCATTCCGCTCCTGGAGTTTGGTGAGGGTGCTCTGGAATTTCTCGAAGGCGTCGGCGTCCATGGTGCGGGATTGGGATTTGACAAGGCGGCGCGATTGGATGAGGGTGGCGATGCCGCCGATAAACGTTAGAAGACCGATAACAAGCGAGATGGTTCCGGGATCCATTAGGGTTCGGGGGTGGTCCAGCGAGCGCCGATCACCTCATGGAAGATGTCCAGTAGACGAGGATCGTAGCGGTAGTGGACCTTGCGCAGCATGTCGAGCGCCCGGCGCTGGGAGCAGGCCCGGCGATAACCACGGTCGTGGGTGAGGGAGTCGAAGCTATCCACGATGCGGATGATGCGGGCGCCGAGGGGGATCATGTCGCGGCGCAGGCTCGCAGGGTAGCCAGAGCCGTCGAAATTCTCGTGGTGTCCCAGGACGGTGGCGATGACCTGGGGATCGAAGTCGAGTAGTTGGAGCATCTGGGCGCCGACCTCGGAGTGTTTTTCCATGGTGTGACGTTCAAGAGGTGTGTAGAGTCCGGCGCGTCTGCGGATGTCCTCGGGGATGGCGATCTTGCCGATGTCGTGATAGCGGGCGGAAAGCTCGATCTGCTGGATCTCGTGGGACTCGAGTCCGGCTGCATTGGCAAGCAGTCCAGCCAGCGCGCTGACGCCGGCGGCGTGTGGGTCGCCGTGGGGGTCGTAGAGGCTGGTGAGGAAATCCAGGAAGGCGAGGGGCTGCATTATTTGTCCCAGGTCTGATATTGATCGTTCCAGGCGCGCGTGTCTGGTTCTCCGACCGGCGCGCGGCGTGTCTTTGCGGCAGCGGCAAGCCGCTGTGTGAACGCAGTGGCGAAGCCTCCGGCAATCTCTCTGTAATTGTCGCTCTGGTCCTGGCTCAAGTTGATCGTCTCAATGCGTGCGGTGGCTCTGATCATGATCGAGAAGAACGCGCCTCCATCGACGATGGCTTGATCGTCCTTGCTCTTCATGGTGCTTTCGACCTGGCTATCCAGTCCATTGATTGTGTGATAGAGGGTATATCTCACTATGAGCGTGTCGCTGGTGGTGACTGGCTGGCGCAGCCGGAAGAAGAGGCGCTCATCTTCGTCATATTGGTCGAAATCAAGTGAGATGTCGAGTTCGTTGTTATTCGTTCCCTGTCTGAGCACGTCGAGAATTTCGCAAGAATCGGCGTCCTCGTCGGATAGCTCGTACTCGTATTGATTGTTGACTCCGGTAATGGTCACGGCTGCATGGATGGGCGCTCGGAGGTTCCATTCACTGAGGGCTTGCCTGATAGCGGCGGTGCAAATTGCGGTGGTGAAGTAGGTCCCGATTGCATCTCCCAGGATGTTCTGAACTTTGCCGATCAGGGTTGGAAGGCTATCGCTCATTAGGTGTTCCTATTGCGCCCACCAGGGGCGGTCGCTGTAGGCGTCTGGGTGCATGGGTAGGATCGTGGGCGCTACGTTTCCATGGAATGCTGCATGGGTGCCGCGATTGATGAGGCTGGTGTCGTCGCCGTAGTGGTATCCTGCATCGATTTCCTGGTGAACCAGCTCCAGCGTTATGGGGTCGTGAAGTGTGCCTGGCGCGCCTATGCCTGGCTGGATCTGTCCGGTGAGCGGGTCGATCCCTTGCAGGGCAAGGTACAAATATCCCCAGAACGTTTGTGCCGGCAGGAATTGGTTGATTGATATGTCTGTGTCGAATGTTGTTCCATAGCCCGGCGTGGTCCCGTAGCTCGGCGTTTGGGTTCCGGCTACGTGTATCGCCCAATCTGAGGCGGCGGTCCCGTAGATGGCTCCGCCTGTGAGGGTGACGGGTCCGCCTGGTGTCCCTGGGATGCCTTGTCCGGGCGGCATGGGTATGAATGGATCGCCTCCGCTTGCAATCCAGTTGCCTAGAATCTGCATAAGGATGTCATCGGCTGCGTTGGCTGGCTGGCGCGGCGCTCTGTTTCCCGTCGGGTTGCGTCCGCCGCGTCCCTTCATCCGTGCAAAGGCGGCTTTGCGTTGCTCGTCGCTTACGAATGGCATTGCTTATCCCAAAATCAGCGCCAGGGCGATGAACGCCAGTCCCGCGTTTTGCCAGGTGACTACTGGTGAGATGGCCGCGGCGAGCTTGTTGAATGCGCCTATGGTAAAGCAGACCGCGGCGATGATCAGGCAGATTTGGTTCATGGGAGTCCTTTCTCTCCCGCGCGCCCGGGCGCGCGGGAGAGTAGAGATTAGAGTAGTCCGCGGGCGCGCAGTTCGGGCAGGATCTGGAAGAGTTTCAACACAGCCAGGATCACGGCCAGCAGGACGCCTGCTTCGAGCTTATAGGGCGTGAAGTAAGCAACCAGGGCAGCGATCACATAGGCGAGCGCCTGCCAGAAGGCGAGGGATTTGAAGAAGGGAGGCATGCCTACTTATCTTTCTTTTTGGCTGCTGCTTCTCTGGCTGCGGCTTTACGGGCCTGGAGCGCTTTGGCGGCGAGGGTGGCTTCCTCATCGTCGACTCCGTCGTCGATTTTGATTTGCTCAGTGCCCTTCTGCAGGAATTTCAGACTGGACTTGCCTGCGACGACGGCATTGGCCGCGTCGAGCTGTGCCTGGGCGATCTTGAGCTCAAGATTGCGCTCGTCGACCGCGGCTTGGATCTCCTCCGGCGTGAGCCGGAGCTTGGGACCGGAGACCAGGATGATCGTGATGGTGCCGTCCTCGTTGGGATGGAAGTCCAGGACGGCGGTGCCTTTGGCTTTGGCATAGGCTTGTGCGAGTTCAAGAAGTTTGTCTGGCATGGTGCACCTATGCCTTAAATGTGTAATTGACCTGGGCGCCCAGGAATTCAAGGACGGTTGTGCCTGCGCAAATGCAAGCGAGCTCGACGAACCAATGATCGTCGTCGTCGATGTATTCGGGCGTGGTGATGGTGACCAGCAGATTGTGTTGATCAACATCTGCGGCGGTGGTGGCGGCGGTCAGGTCCTGGGTGGCGGTGACCTGGGTGGCCACGGCCACGGCGTCATCTGCGCCGCGCGCAATCTTCCAAACGGTTGCGGTAATCGAGGTCGCCGCGGCGGTCAGGATTTCATAGTCGATCTCGACGCTGTTGATCTTCGAGCCTTTGAGGTCGACGCTGTTGCCGGGGACCAGCAGGGGAATGGTAACCGTGGCTGTCTCTGCGCCGGCGGCTTTTTGCATGACGATCGTGTGCGCAACGTTGCCGGCTGCGTGTGTCCATGTCCCTGTGACAAAGGAAAACGCGGTCGGTGGAATGTATTGCTGCATGTGTGTATCGTGGACGTATCCCATGATGTTTACTCCTTATGGGTTGGACTAATGCCCTCGGGGGTTCGCTGAAAGCGGACGCCCGCGAGGGTGAGTAAAGAAGCTCGCTCGCCTAGGCGACGTTGTTCTTGTGCAGCGCGCGCCAATTGGCAACGCCCACATTCAGGAACTGGCGGACCTTGATGCGTGATTCGTCGTTGGCGAACATGGCCGGGTTCTGCTCTCCGCCGGCGACGAAGACCTGCGGCATGACTCCGAACATGTGTCCTATCATTACACCAGGCAGGACAGTTGGATCGACCGCGGCTGCCCAATCGGTGGCGTCGGTGAATTCAGGGACCGTGAGGGGTGTGACCGTGCCGTACCAATCGGAGTTGGTGGTGACGGAGGGCTGGCGCTGAACGAAGAGGTTGTTGGCGGCTCCGCGCAGGGCGCGCGGACCTAACCAAAACTTGGGATCGAGTGCCTGCTTCTTGCCGGTGCCGGCGTAGCCGGTCGCGTCCCGGACCAGCATGGGCTGGTTGTAGACAGCCGAGGCGGCGGCTTCCCAGGCGGTGTAATCCGTGCCAAGCGCGGTAGTGAGCAGGTTGGCGTGTCCGCCGACGGTGGTCACGGCTGTTGCATTGAAGAGGGCGCCGCCGTCTGCCATGGTGGGACCGGCTGCAGAGTTGGAGGTAAAGATGCCCGCGACTTGCTCGGAGATATTGCGAATGCCGCCCAGGGCGACCTCGTCCGGGAATTTCTTGAAGGCGCGCGTATTGTCCCTGAGGATATCCTCGAGGGCGATCCCCACATAGCCGCCATACTTGACCCAGGAGATCGTCTCGACGTTGTCGCCGATGGGCAGCTCGGTATATTCGCCCATGCGCTCGACGATGGGCAGGCTGGCGATCGTGCCGGTCACCATCCAGTCGACGTCCTTGAGGTCGTCGAATTTCTCAACGGTGGCGATCGACTTCCACCAGCCATAGCCGGCGATATCGTAGCGGCCCCAGGCTGCGATCAGGCGCTTGTTCATGGAGTTCTTGATCACAGCCGGGAAGGTCATCGCCAGGATCGAGAGCGGATCGTATCCACCAGTGAATTCATTGTCACCGGTGAGCTGGATGTAGGCGTCCCGGATGCCGTTGAAACGGTGGGCTTTGAGGGTCTCGGCGCCCTGCTCGCGCGGGGCTTCGAGTAGGTCGTCCATGGCAGCCTGGATCATGTCGGCAGAGTTGAACATCTGCGAGACGCGTCCGGGTCCCTGGATCTGTCCGGAGGCGGTGAGCTCCGAGATCTCCTCGCGCGCTTCCTGGATGGCGGTGGAGAGTTCCACGGGTTGGAATTTGCGACCCTTGAACTGCGCGCGCAGGCGCTTCTGGGTGCGCTCGGGCAGGCGCGAGTTGGCGAGGGATTGATCGAGCAGGGCTTCGAGCTGAGCGATCAGGATGGTATCCGACTCGGCGCGCTGGCGCTCCAGATCGGCGATGCGTTCCTGCTCGTTGAGCAGGCCAGCCGCTGCCTGGCGGTTGGATTCGATCTCTCTGAGGATGGGATTGGGTTCGGTGACGCGCTCGTCGGTGGAGAGAACTTCGCTCTCTTCAACATCAAGCACAACACCATTGCGACGGACTTTGACTTTCATGGTTGCAGCTCCTTTTTGGATTCGAGTTGACGCCTTGAGAGCGTTGTGATCGGCGGGCGAAGTCCCGCCGTTGAGACTGAGTTTGAATGTTTCGAGCTCTGATTGGCTTTGCGAATCGAGGAGACCTGTCCCCTCGACCGCCGGCGTGTTGACTGCCGAGGTCTCCTTGCCGCGCGGCTGGGTGAAGATGAGCTCGCACAACTTCATGCCGGCGGGCGTGTCGTACTCGCGCCCGGGCCAGTGTGGGCACTGAAACCAGGAGGAATTGCAGATCGTGCAGAAGATGTCTTTGTAGTGCCAGCCGATCGAGAAACGATCGATGCGTCCTTCGACGTAATCGGTCATGCCACTGCGGGTGGTGATGCGCAGGGTTTGAACGAATGTTCTATCCTCCAACTCTGCAGAGTTGATAATTCCATCTCTGGCGCCGATGTCCTGCTGATCATGATTGCGCAGGAAAGGCTGGTCCTTGAATGACGAGGCGAAGGCTGGCAGCTCTTCGTCCTGGAAGCGCAGGAAGTTGCGGTTGGGATAGACGGCCTTGAAGACCGCGGCGGGCACGTCGATGTATTCGAGTTCTCCGGATTGGATCTGTGCCAGCATCTGGGTGCGCTGCCCTGCAGGTGGTTTGTCGGCGAGCATGGCTTCGCCGTACAGGATGGGGAATGCGATCGGTTTTTTCATGCTGGCTACTCCTCGGGTTCTTCAGACGGTTCGCCTGGCTCCGGCTCGCTGGGTGCGGCAGGCGGCGCGACGGCTTTGAGTGGTCTGCGAATGCCGGTTACTTGGCCAGTTGGTTCGTAGACTTCACCAGCCATGCGATAGGACAGGCGCAAGACTTCCTCGGCTTCGACCATCTGGCGATCGAACATATCGGACAGGGGACCATAGACGCGCGAGAAAGCAAGTGCGAGGGTGGCGTTGTCGCGCTCGGTGATATCGGCGCCTGAGACCTCGATGCCGGCGTCTGGATTCACGCGCCGGTCGTACTTCTTGCGTACGATGGCCGCGATCTTAGCCAGGCTGCCGATGACGTTGAAAAAATCGTCCTGAGTGTCTTCGAGGGAACGGAAGGTCGGAGTCCCGGCTGCCTCGGCAGTGGTGCGGGTGGCGCTCTCCGGCTCTGCCAGATAATGCAAGGGGAAGGGAGTGCCGGCCGATATCATCTTTTTGATGTTCAGGCCGTCTGTGGTGGCGTCGAAGGCGTCGAGCTGGGCGGCGAGTGTGTCCCATTGTTCAGAATCGTCGGTGACAAGCACGCTGCCAGGTTTGGGCGGGTTGGCGTTGATCTCCATCTCGCGCGCTTTGCGCTCTGTGGTGTTCTTGTATTTTCCTTTGACGACATACATGAACACGCTGCGGAAACGATTCAGGCGGACGCGGTCCTCGAGCCAGGAGGCATAACGTCCTAGCCAGACCAACAGTGGCGCCAGATCTGGCTCCCCCCAGGGGACCCCGACCGGCTGGTTAACTGCGTAATGGACCATGAATGTCTCTTGCTCTTCGAGTGGGTTGAAAGCGACCCAGGGTGAGGCGCCGAGGTCCTTGGGGATGTAGAAGGTCTCCTGCTCGATATCGTTCTCGGTGGTCTGGATCTCCTTGATCATCTCGGCCGGCACGGCGCGCACGTGTGACATGCCGGTGACCTTGTCGACTGTGAACAAAAAGAATAGATTGCCGGTCCGGGTCTGCTCGTCCATCCAGCGCTTGATGTTCTTGCGGAAATTGTTGAGCGGATCTGAATACCAGGCTTGCAGGAATTTGTTTGTGGCAGCATGTGGGGACGACAGGGAGATGCCCTTTTTGCCAACAACGAAGGCGGTGATCATTTTGACGATGCGGCGCGCCAGGGGATTCACGCGCCAGGCACGCAGGCACTCCTCGAAGATCTTGTCACGATCGTAGTCGGCGCGATCGCGGTAGAGCTCACTGAGTCCGGTCTTGGGGAAGAAGCTGGCGTCGGTGTCGACGACAGCCAGGGCGCGCTCGAGCGCCTGGACTTGTTGTTCAAGTTGCTTCTTAGTGGCCATTTAGTAATTCCTGTCCATCTCTTCGAGCACGTCTTTCGTCTCGATGATGGTGGTCTCCGTCTGCACGTACCAGGTCAGGAGATCGAGCTGAGAGACCAGGCTGTCGGCCAGGAGGTAATCATCGAAGATGAGCTGCCCGGTGGCGTCGTTGCGGGTGCCGTCTGGCACGCCCCAGCGCATGGTTTTTCCCGGTCCGATCAGGATCTGGGTCTGGCATTTTTCGTATTGTTCGCGGACTTCTTCCGTGCGGGCGCAATCGCGGAAGCGGCCGGATTCGATGGCGGCGATAAAGCCGTAGCCGATCTCGGACTTGAGCGGCGCGGTGAATTTCACACCGGTGACCCTCGAGGGGTATTTCCTGAACATCATGCCCCAGAGCCCCTCCCCCACGCCGGTGGCGTCCTGGATGATGTAGAGCGGCTCCCAGCGGTCCACGAGCGCGCAGAGCGCGCCGAAGATATCGACATGGTTGGATCCCTGCCAATCGCAACGGCTTACCGGGCGGTAGATGGGTGCCTGCAGGATGTCGAGGGACGAGAGATCTATGTCGACAATCGAGAGCGTGGTTTTGTTGTGCCCGGGATTGGTGAGTCCATCCAGTTCGAGCACGGCTTCATCCTGACCGGCGACGTCGATCAGAAAGGCGTAGATATGTCCAGGGATGGGATCGTCCTGCGCGGGTTGATCCCCCTGGATCAGTGCCAGGCGGCGGGCGGGGAACATGCCACCCTGGGCGTCGATGCGCTCGCAGAAGTATTGGGTCTTGACCAGGGGATGCTGGCGCCCGAGCTTGCGCACTTCGCCGTCGACGAATTTCCCGTAGGGTTCATTGACGCTCCGGACGTCGTCGGCGGTGTAGAGAAAGACGCGCCGGATGCCGTCCTGAGCTTCCAGCTGCCGCGCGGCGTCTTCCTCGCGCGCCAGCAGGGTACCTGAGGTCCAGGAGGTGCCCACGATCACGCGGGTGGCGTTGGTGGAGGCCACCATGGGCGCGAAATCCTTGTCATATTTGGCTGGCGTGATGTCCTGGGCTTCGTTGATCACCAGGAGCAAGCTTGCGGTGGCGCCGACCACCTTGGCGTCTTTATCGCCGGAGAGCAGGATCGTGACCGCGCGCCCGATCATGCGCATGTAGTCCGAGCGCTTCTTCCAGAAGGCGCGCGTGAGCAGGTTGGCTTTGAGTCTGTTTTCGAGCCGGACGATAAAGTTGAGGGTCTGGGGCTTGTAGGTGGGATTGGCGACGACGATCCCGACTTCGCGGTGGGCGAAGAGGTTCATGAGGTAGGCGATCAGATTTGCGAGGAGCTCGTCCTTGCCTGCCTGGCGCGAGACGATGAGGATGATGGTCAGGCTTTGCTGATTGACGACGGAATTGATGATGGCGTCTGCCGGTTCGAGCTGGTAGGGTCGCATCTGGATGGCGCCGCCGCGCGCGGTGAAGCGGTCGAAGGTCCTGGCAACGTTTTTGATGATTTGCTGGAGGGTGCTCATTTAGATCCCCATCTCGATCCGGATCTCCTCGAGAGCCTTGAGGATGCTGTCGACGACGTCGCCGGATTTGCCGTGGATCATGTGCTGGGTGCGGGCGAGTGTTGCCAGGGACTGCGTCATGAGCGAGAGCGTGTTGAGCTGCTTGAGGTAGTGATCGTCGCGCGTTCGATCGGCGGAGCCGATCGTCTGGCTGGTTTCCTCGATCGCTGGCGGATCGGGGAGCTCGTCGAATTGGAGCTGGGTGGTCAGCCGGTCGATGCAGACGCGCAGCAGGGCGATCTCGGCCTGGACGTCGGCGGGTTTTTGATCGTCGAGACGCGCGGTCTCGTCTGCCGTGAAACGCGTGGCATAGAAGCCATGTTTGAGGGCGTTGGTGTTGCCTTTGGGTGCAGGCATTATTTCCCCGGTCCGGGTCGCGAAGTAGCTGGCATGGAGACTCCTGACAGACCTACTCCGCTTGTCCCGCCGGCGACGGGACTTAAAAGGTGGACAGACCTATATCGGAGTAGGTCTGTCCAAAATCACTATAGCATCTTAGTCTGGAGTTGGGTAGAGGCGGAAGGTTACAAATTGGCCAGCTGGGCGGGGGGCACGTAGAAGTAGCCGCGGGCGCGGGCGCGTTTCTCGATATAGGCGGTGACGTCGGCGCGCGGGATGCGCCAGGGGGATTTGGAGTGGTTGGGATTGAGTTTAAAGGCGTGCGGGAATTCGCCTTCAGCCAGCCATTGGCTGATGGCGGCTGAAGACACTCCGAGGGTTCTGGCGACTTCAGACGCGTTCAGAAGGGTTTCATCTTCGGCGTTCATAAGGCTGATTGTAATTGATTTCACGGGTCGATTTATTGCAACTCGGCGCGTGTAGTCATAAGGGCACGCGCGCTGGTCGGTTCGGGCGGTGGGCGTGCGGGCGGCTGCCAGCGGCTAGCTCTGGGCGCGCGCCGATGTGGCTATGCGCTTAGGGAAGCGTGTCTGCAGACACGGGCGTCCGCGCGCTCTCCCTGGGTTTTCCGGCGTGCGTCTATAAAAATGCGTGCGTGAAGTTCGCACGCACATTTTTATAGATGGCTAGGGCACGCAGGGCTGCCTGCGGTTTTCCTGCCTAGGGGTTGGGGCAGGAGCAGGCAGGATCGATCGGGATCTGTCTGGGACCAGGTCTCCCCCTCTCTCGGCGCGCGGCAGGAATGAAACGGGACCAGCTGTCGCTAAACAGGTCAGCGTGATTTGCTTCAGCAAATCATTAAACGGGATCAATCTTCTGGTGATGCTCCGCGCCTGCCCGCCTGGCAGAAAACAGGAAGCGGATCTAGCTTGCTGCGTAGCAGAACGGCGCCAGCCGTTAAAAATTTTTTTTGGGGATTAAACCCAAATAGCCCGCGCGCTGGCGGGCTGTTTGTTGGGTTCGTGCGGGTCGTTACGCTTTGCCGATCACTTTGCGCGGCTGTGTGGTCTTGCCCTCCTCGGGTTCATTCATCAGGACGCGGGCGGCTATCGGTCCGACGGGGTTTTTACCTGGTGTGAGTGTGGCGGGATCAATGCCAAGTTTCGGTAGTACCTCGTCCCAGACGCGCACGCCGTATTTTTGATAGGGTTCGCCGGTGGCTTTGTAAACTGGCTTCCCGTTGTCGTTCGTGGTCATGATGATGGTGTCAATCATCATCTGAGCAAAATTGCCTGTGGCGGGCGCTGGCTGGCTGGCGTGGGTCAGTCCCTCGCGGATTTGTTGCATTTCGGCGCGTAGGGATTCTAGGTCTGCGCTGAGATCGGCGCGCATGGATTCAATTTTGGTGTCGAGTGCATCCAGCAGGGATTTAATCTCCGTGCGGAATTGTTCGGCGCGTTCTTGGGGTGTGGGGTTTGCGGGTGTGGTCATGGTTTTTTATCCTCTTCTTAGATTGCTTCTAATGGGTCTTCGTCGGTTTCGATTTCGGTGGGGAGTTCGTAATATTTCGAGTATGCGTAGTCCTCCGGTTTCGGCTGGCGGTCGAGCTCTTCCTCCGCACAGGGGCGGCATAGTGTGCCGATTCTCCAGCCGTCGTCCGCGTCCCAAAATTTTAGGGGCGCGTAATTGGGTTCGTCGATGTGACAGTTCGGGACGTGTCCACAGATTGAGCAATAGTTATAACTAATGCGTGCGTGGGCGATTCGTTGGCGGGGTGTGGGGTTTGCGGGTGTGGTCATGATGGGATTGCCTCGGTGAAAAGTCGGGCGGCTAAATGGTGATTTGCGAAGGCCGCGCGGATTTTGGGGAGTTGCGTTTTTGATATGGCGGTGCGGTGTAACCCAAGTCGGCGTTCTATTTCGCGGGTGCTCATACCTGAGTACCTGAGCATAAAGATTTTTTGGTGGCGGGGCGTCAGGGTGGTTACTATGATTTTGATTATCTCCATTTCTTCACGTTTTGATATTTCTTCCTCGATGCTGTCTCCGGGGTGCAAGCCTCCAAGGAAGTCAGATAACAGGGTTGCATAGGTTTCTTCGCGTTGGTCTGCTTCGGCGTCTGTGAATAGGGTGTTAATGTGGTTGGCGTAGGTCTCAGCCTTCTTCCAGTACCTGTATGCTTTACTCCAGCATTTGAGATATACAATCGCGAGCGGTTCGCTGTCCTCGCAGTGGCGGAATAACTCAAGGCGTAGTTCTT